TTTGTCATTTTGTCCTTTTATTTCTGGTTTTTTTTCCTCGGCTCGTCTCGCGGATTGTGTCTTATCGTGCGCGATGGTTTCAATATCTTCCAATTTCTTTTTGCGAATACTTCCAGCCCAATCTACTTGCTTTTCTGTGCCTTGCAGCTCAGGCAGTCCTTTTTCTGTTGCTTCTTTTTTTGCATCCGTGGCCTCTTGAGCATTTTGGCATTCCCAACATACTTGGGTTGCCAGCCATTCCTTTCTGTTTCGTTTAATACTGCCTGTGCCAATGATAGTATGGTGTTGATTGTGTCCGCAAATGTGGTGGATGTTCATGGCTGCCTCCTTGGTGGTTTGGGGTTATCGGCGAATTGTAAATACTGATATTTTATGTAAGCAACTGCCGTGCCAATGTGTCACCAAATAACGACACCTTTCTACAAGTCAATACTTTCGCCACCTGCAAGTGTTTTCCTCAAAATGTAGGATATTTTCTACATTTGGTAGGTGTCGTGTTTTTATGGCACCCCTTTCCCTTTGGATCCTCTTTCATGCTAAGGGGAATAAGGCTTTGCATAGGTGCCATAAAAACACGACACCTATGAGCAATAGTCATCTTTTTTTTGCACTTTGCTATTATATTTGTTCCTCGACTCTATTAAGACTTTTAGCCCATCCAGATCTTTAGTCCTCCAGATGTGGCGTTTAAGCACACAGGGAAGGGGCATTTCGCCACGTTTAAGCATCCTAAAAACTGACCTCTGAGTAATGCCTAGATAGACGGCTGCCTCTTTAGCGGTAACGACTATATCCATAATTTTCTCCTTTTTAACGGTATAAAAAAAATTGTATATATATAATGTAAGCAAAGCCTATGCCGTTAAAATAAAAAAAGCTCCCGGGGCAGGGAGCTTGAATCAGAATTGTGCTAGAGTAGGAGATTAGCGATTGTCAAGACAATGTATCTATCTTTGTTTTTATCTTTGCCCGAAACTCTGCGTCTGTATCGTCTGTTACTGCACCGCTGCCGCCGTAGTCGCGCAGGTAATCGAGCAGCACGTATACCGCAGCACGGGCCATTTTATCTTTGCGTTTGTCGAGGTTTTTTTCTCGATCTGTTTTTGCTGTCAAAGCCGTATGATTTGTTATATATGTCTCTAATTCTGTATTATTTGGGCTGGCGCCGGTAATTACTATTTTTGTGCTATATGCGCTTAAATCGTCGCTGGACAATCCTATTGCTTTTGTCTCTACTACCTCTAAATCTCCACGTGCGGTTATTTCCGCAGAACTATAATCTTTAATTATTATGTCTGCAAGAGCGTGCAAATCTATCGCTTTTGTGAACTCAAAAATCATAGTGTATTCCTCCGCAAATGCAAAAAAGTACTTACAGATCCTGCAAAAATCGTCGTCGTTGTGCCTCCATAATAAAAATAATCAAGATCATATTGCAATTGTTGGATACTTTCCGAAGTTTTCATAAAGCCATGCATAGCAATAACATCTTGACCAGCGGTAGGGTTTTGTTTAGAATGTCCCTTCACGATAGTGTTATTTTCTTCAATTTTGGTTAACAGATATTGAGTTACTGATTGAGATCCAAACACTTGTGCAATTATAGACAATTCTGTACCGGGCAATAATACAACGCCGGGCAAGGATAAAATATCGTAATATTGCACTGTGCCGCTAGATCTAACAATACCAGACCCAAGATAAGTTATAACGGTATCTACTCCCCAACCGCATAAATTCAAATCTCCTGCAATCTGCGTGCTACCGTCAAGATACACCGCGCCGACAAATCGCCAGTGTGCGCCGTTCCCGCTGCTAGCCAAATACCCGTCAGTCGGCGCAGTCGCTGAAAGCCTTAGAGACGACGCCGCATAGCTTGCCTGTGAATTGCTCATATACGCATAGTATAATGTACTCGCTGACGGACTTGCGCTCGCGTCAGTCCCATCGCTGGCAATCAAATTTACCGGCGAACCTGAAACGTTGCACGTTTCCGCGCTAGATAAATCAACCAGTTCATTGTTGACGAAAAGTTTTTTTCCGGTGTACTCCCGCCCGGCAAGTTGAAATTGTGTGACGCTGTTACGTTCTAATTTTGTCACTTCCAGGCCCGGGAAGGCATGCGCGCCAATCGCGGCCTTGTGTTTGTGGCGCCCGTCTTCGAGCGCAAAAAGTATATCTGCCATGTTTCCCCCTAGTTTTTAAAACCGTTAAAAGAAAAAGGTTGCGGCATGACAAGCACGACACAACCTTCTTTTTTAACGATTTTTTTATTACGTGTCAAAAACGACGTAAAGAGTTACAACAATATCACCGCTATTGTTTGCCCAGGTACCGTCAGACGTAAGCTCAACGCCGATTTTTTGACCAGCGGTAAAGGTTAGGTTAGTTGTTGCCGGTGCAACTTCTGCTTTTGCGTCGTTGGCCGGGTCGTCATCAACTGTCAGGTCCAAATCGCTTGCAGTAACTGCGGTTCCGTCAAGTGTCGGCTCAACTGTCAATGTCCCCGCACTTCTCGCGTCTGTGCTTTGATACGTTATTTTTACAATAGAGCCAGCAGACGGCAAAAGCAACTGTTGCAACACTCCGGTAGCATCATAAATTTCAATGTTGCTTTGGCTTTCGGCAAAACCGCCGAGATACTGAAAAGTAAACGGTGTCGGCATTTTGTCGCGGTCGTCAAGTGTTTGCGGGGAATTTGACGCATCAATCGTCGTTGCAGCAGTAATTCCGGCTTGTTCGTCGCTGGTCAAATGATAATTGCCGCTGCCGTCAATGCCTGACAAATTATTATGTGTAACAACTGATCCCAATGTTACATAATTAGTTCCGTTGTAGACATACATAACATTCTCATCTTCGGCCCATATCGCCATTCCTTCACTCGCTGCGGTTTCATCGAAGGTTGCGCCGTTGTATTCGTAGATTTTATCTGATTTTGTTTGAGTTCCAGAATCGCCAGAAGAGTCTGAACCTGTATCTTTATGGACATATCTATCGCCTGTACTTGAAGCTGATCCAGCATCCCAGCTTGACGTGTAGGAGTATAGCTTGTCCTCATTGGTGTTTAGGCATTTCTCGCCGCTTGTGCCTGTCCCACTTGGCGCGCCAGAATCAGTTTTTACATAATCGACAGTATGCTCAACAGATTCCTGCCAATCAATCCCTTGTACAAGCCCGTCAACGTAGGTCTTGTCGGCAACCGGATTAGCCGCAGAAATAGCGTTCGGGGCTGCTCCCAGCGCGGCCTTTTCATCGGTAGTCGGGAATCTGGAGTCATTGCCAGCAGCAACCGTACTTGCACTTGTTCCCACGTCGCCGTTGCTGTTAAGGTTTTCGTATGTGACACCTGTGGAAGTGATAAAGGTAGACGTATGCTGTGCGTTTCCGTGACTGCTTGGTGTTCGTGCGTCTGTCATGCGGGAATCGCTGTCATTTACATATTTGTCGCCGGTCGCCGGTGTCCCGGTGCCGACCAGTGCGTCTTTTTGATCTGTTGTCGGCAAGAAATCCAAGTCATGCTGTGCCGCGTTAGCCTTATGTCTACCGGCCAGAAGCGCCACATAATAAGCGTTAGCCATCTAAAGCCCTTTCTTTTAACGGTTTATAAAAAAGTAAAATTAGTCCAAAATATAATAAATGGTTGCCTGGATATCGCTATCATTTGGCGCCCAAGCGAGAGTAGATGTCAAATCAATTCCTAATTTATCTCCCTGCACAAAGGTAATTGTACCAGCAACAGCGCTTTTTATCGCGTCGTTTGTAGTCGTGCCGTCAAGTTTAACATCCAAATCAGTAGGCACAACGCCCGTGCCGTTGACCGTTACTTTTGCGGATAATTCGCCAGCCGTGCGGGCAGCTGTTGATCGCAATATTATTTTTGTCACGCTGCCAGCTCCAGGCATTATAAAATCCTCGCCATAGAGATTCAGCATCGCTACATTTGTTTGACTGCCAGCGAATCCGCCGAGGTAATTCAGTGCTTGTGACTCCAGACCATCGGCAACAATACCGCCACCGCCACCAGGAGCAACACCGCCAGCATATTCAGCATATCTCATGTGACAAACTCCCCGAGTACAGTATTGCCAGCAGTGCCCTTCACTTGCAAGTTGCGCACATCATGCTTGTAACGCGGTACTCCTTTTAGGGCATAGCTTACGTTCACGGGGTATTCTTCAACCTTCGCCGCTTCTGTTGAGTTGCGAATTTCCATTGCTGCGTCCGTATTCCGAAATTGCAACTCCATCACAAAATCAGGCAAACTAAATTCTGTTGTAACGTCCGCCCATGTTGACGCTGCAAGATCTTTGTCGATAAATTTACTTCTTAGTTTTGGCACGCTTCCCCCCTTTCTTTTTAACGGTTTTCTTTTTTTTCTTTTTGGTAAACTTTTTTGTTTTCTTTTTGGTAAAATCCTTGACCTTAAATTGAGGCTTGGCGGGCGTTCCAACCTGTTTTGGTGATACAACCGCTTTAAGGCCGTTAAGAAAAAGATGTATCGGACTTATTTTATACCCCTGTGCACGCAGTAATGTTGTTGTGCTTTGTGCGTCGTTGATTTCATTAGCCTTAATTATCTGGTCTTTGCTGACGATGTAATGTTCTTTTCCTTTATTGTCAGACAGCGTAGGAACTCCGTTTGCCAAACTCGATTTTGGCTCCCAACAATATTGAAAATCTCCTTTGTTCCCCTTGTAGTCTGCGCCCACCGAAATACATGATTTCCCCATAGACGAACATCCACAGACTAACAAAATCAATGCCGTTAAAAAAACAATCTTTATGGTTTTCATTTCTCTTCTTCCTCTTTTTCGATAAGTGTTTCTTTCGATTCTTCGGCTTTAAACTCTGCGCTTAATACTTTTGCGATCAAATCAATTTTGTACTCTAGTTTTTGCACTCGCTCCATTAGCTTTACATCCTTCGACTGCACAGCCCCAGACCCTGCCCCATTTGTGGCAACCGTACGTTTTGTTTTTGCGTTATCGTCACCGCCAAATTCCCTGAATAAATCGTCGTCAAAATATATTCCTTCTGCGTGGTATATGTCTTCAACTTGTCGGATAAAGTCTTCTATGTCAGGTCGTGAATCCATGTTTTCGCGAGTGGCCGCAATAAATAAATTGCGAAAAACGCCGGGCATTTCGTTTCGCTCGCTGGTTCTCAGCAATTTTTTTTGTATATTTCTGGGCGGCGACTTTCTTGTGTGCATAAAATACAAAAACCAACCAAGACTGTACACGTCACTTTTGCTTTTTGCTAACGCTGAGTGTCCTGTATATATCTGTTCTGGCGGGCTGTAAAGGATGTCTCCGAGATAGGTTTCATCGGCTGTGTTTACGCTTCGCTCAGTGTCTGTTATTTCCTTTGTCAGCGAGAAATCAATAAGATAAGGCTTTAGGTCACGATAGTTAATGATAATGTTTTGCGGTTTGACATCACGATGCACTATTCCCCAACTATGCAAAACTTTGAACAATCGCAAGATACGCCAAAACGTAAGCGCTATTTTTTTAGTAGCTTTGCTGTCACGTGCGCTATAGTTATTTCGCACAAAAGAGGAGAACGTCTCTCCATCAACCCACTCTAATAAGGAATACACAGGGGCGTTTTTGCTTAACGCAACCACATTCGGCACGCCAGCTATGTTGAAAAAATTTGACTTTAATAATTTATACGCTTTTCGCTGTGTTTCAATCCCGTAAAAAAACCGCTTGCGGAATTCGTTTTGGATTACATTTCGTTCTTTAGACTTAAAGAATATACCGCTTTCCGACTCATTTATCACGTCTGCCGTGTTAAAACAAGCCTTAGCTATCTTAACAGAAATAAATGAACCTGTAAGACTGTTCTGTCCTAGCAAAAGAAAACATTCACCGCCTATTTCTATCCAGCGTACAAAGTTACATCGTGCATTCCCCGGCAATGGTTCCAGATATTGGAACAGAGCCTGTCCGTATTTGCGCCACAAATCACGCCGCTCTAAATGACAACCGTCTAAATATTGCGATAAGCTATAAATTTGACGGTGCCTAAGTTGCTGGTGGTGCAAATCAAGTTTTTGTAATAAGGCTAAATATATGTCTAATTGTTCGCCTTGTAGCATTATTTATCCAGCTTGTTTACTTTTGCGTAAACCGATAGCCAAAATCCTTCCTCTTGTTCTTTAAATTCTCTTGCAAGCCCCTCTTTTTCTACGTGAGCACGCAATATTTTTCTTACAATTTCAGTTAAAATGAGGCGAAAAGTTTTTGCCAAGTCCCCCCGGAATTGCAACAATACAGCCGGTACACAAGCAATAATGCCAATGATTGCAGCTATAGCAGTCTTATAATGTTGCACATATAACAATGCAACGGAGGCCCCGGTTAGAGCACAAGCCACGCCAAAAGTAATCAGGTCAAGGTTCCTTAAGGGATTCAAGGGTTTTAACTTGCGCGTTTTAATCTTTTCTTTAACGGTTTCAGGCCGCATTTGTGACGTGGCTACCTTGGCGTCGTCATTGCGCATTTTTTTTGTCATTGGGCGCAACCCGTGTTTTTCCTCTGTTGCAAATAACGGTTCTGTGTCTTTTTCAGATCCCGTTAAAGAAAAATCCTCTGTGTCGCCCATAATCTAATCCTTTGCGAGTATTTGCGAAATTCCTTTGGCCATTTGCCAGAGCTTGTCTTGCTTCTGCGACATAGTGTTTACTTGATTTTGCAACGTATTTATTTTTGTATTCGCTGCTTTTTCATGGCTAACAAGCAATTTTCCGATGTCCGTTTTTGTTGTTGCCATGTGGCCTTTTATATCAACGATTGTCGCGTCTGTTTTCTTTTCTTGTGCCGCAAACTTGCTATTTATAACGGTGTCCATTCCGTCAAGTTTTTGTTGCGCCTGTGTTTTAGTTTTTTCAAGGGTTTTGTTTACTTCTGTAGTTGCTTTTGTTGCAGATGCTTTCAAGTCTTGCAAACACTTGTCGATGTGGGCATCAAGCTCGCTCATGCCCTTGTTTATTGTATCCATGAAACCCATAATGTTTTTCCTTCCTTTAACGGTTTACATTTTTTACGGCGCAACTTCTTGTACCGCGTCGGTTTCCGAATTATAATACCAATCTTGTTTTCTAATGGTCGGATAAAAAAAGTAATGTTTGTGAAGCATTGTTTCATTTGTGTTGTCAAAACTACCGTCTGTTTCAAAATTTTCTTTCCCGTATCGCAAAACTAAATATTGAGCAATACTTTGCCCCTCACCATTTCGGGGATGAACCCCTGTATGATTTTGCTTAGCAAAAACGATATTCACAATTATCCCCCAAAATATCCGATTAAGTATATATCAGTACCTGTTCCAGCCGATGTTTCATATTCAAAAATCCGGTTTGTGTCGAGCAATTGGTTAACAGTGTTTGCATGTGCGGCAGGCACAAAATTTTGATAATTTACAGTAGAACCGTTTTTGCGCGTTAGTGTGTCCTTGTTACAATCGATCATCAACAGCGCATCAGTTGTGCCAGCCGGTACATAATCGGACAAATCTATATTGGTCCAGGATGTAGCAGCGCCACCGATTAGCACTTGAGTTTTACTCGTGTCTTCAAAAAGCGATCTCATTGCGCAACACTGATAAAATTCAATAAAGTTATTGATCCCATCATTAGCCACAGAGCCAACCTTACGGCGGTAATCATAACCAGACGGCATAACGGGAGAGTCACCAGTCATAACAAAAAGCCCGTCGTAGGTGTCGGCGACAGAATGCCAGATCAAATAAATATCATATACTTGGCTTGCTGACTCGCTGCCGGTATCTAGTTTCGAGCTGATGTCAATAGTTAGGGGGGCCACTGAAAATAAATTAAATGAATTTGTTTCGTCACGAGCTTTGCCAATGTTAATTTTTACGCTGCTGTCAGACACAAACTCACAATTAAGGCCGCTGCGGTAATCTGGCGGCCAAGGTGGCGCGCCGCTTGTTGTGCCTAGATCTAGTGTGATTATGCCGCCGCCCGACTTACGAATCTTGAACTTGAGAATATTGCCGCCTTCATCGACGTACATGTGCAATTTTGAATTAGCAAGCTCCGGATCGGCGGCGGCGGCGGCTGGCGCGTCAATTATAAAATTATCATCATCATTACGGAAAATAACTTTATCATTTATACGCTCCATGTTACTTGTTATTATTGCGTTCCAGCCCTGCTGTGCGTAATCAATTGTTTCTAGGTTGCTTGGGTTTAATATTGTCATGCGTAATAATTCCCATCTGGCGCGCTTACTGTTATTGTCAGCCCGGCGCTTGACCGCCCAGACACTCTGTGTTTAACGGTTATTTCAACGTCGCCACTGTAAACTATCAAAACATTTGTGCTTGTACTATACACCGTTGTAGCATTATACGTTAAAACAAAATCGCCATCGCGTGAGAATGGTGGCGCTTGATCTGTGTAAGTATCTTCCGGTTGCGCACCTGCGCCGGCTGTGTCTTGTGTGTCTGGAAAAACAATTAAATTTATCTGATCTGTTGCCGACCGAACAGCCGTTATTCTGCCGGGCCTCCACGGCGTCGCCGCCTTGTCAGATACCGTGAAAGGAATAGCTGAAGCACTTCCAGCAGCAAGTGTGTTTGTTTGAAATATCGGCAAATATTTAAGATAAAAACTTTCTGCCGAAATCCCTTTGAGAACGTTGTTTTCTGTAATTTCCACAATCCAAATCGGATCTGTTGCAATGTGCGCCTCGATTGGCGTGTTTAGCACTCCGCGAATAACACCACCGAGCCTATAAGAAACGGGCCCCTCGGGCGTCACCGTCTGAAAACTTATCATCTCATTACCTATGATAGCTACACGGCGCCTGTAAAATAGATCCGTGCGTGAGATGTCGCCAAAAGCCGGCGCGAAATCCTCCTTGTAAGGAGTATACAGTATTCCTACACTATCGTCAATCTTATATGTCGATAAAGGATAAGTTTCGTCAAGTAATCCATGCTGCGCCCACGTCGCAAAAATTCCTTTGTTTTGGTAGTCGCTGCCAGTGTTTGAATATATGACCTGAAAGCTTGTTTCAATCCCTAGCTCACGCGCAGCAAGCAACAGAAAAGCCTTTTCTTTTAACGTATCGGAATTGTACGGCAGCTCAAACAAATATTGTTTAACAAGCGCAACCGGCTCCACCGTCGGTGCTGTCCATAGAGAACCGCCCGCTTGCTGGTACACGTCATCAAAAAGAGTTTCTATCATCTGGACAGCCTTAAATTTAAGAGTATTCTTGTTGTTCTCAGAATAGGAAATATCCGTTATTCTGTACTCGGCGCTGAAAAGCCCATAGTCACTGTGTGCTATGCTTACAACATCGCCAACAATAAGCATATCAAAGCTTAGGTTCGTCTCGAAATCTATCTCAGCTTCGGGGTAACTATTCTTTTTTCCGATTTCTGTCAATCTTTTCGACGCCGTGTCAACGTCACGGAAAGCAGACAGGTCAACGGATAGTTGCTTTTTGTATCCCACGAGCCGCTGCACTGCTGGATTAGGCCAGGACACCACGCGGTTTGTGAAATCCATAGCGGAGTCCGTGAAGTTACCGCGAAAATCGTTATAAATTTCGTGATAGCTGCGACGTGTAAACTTAAATTTGATAAAATCGTCTTGCGTCATCGCTGCCGCAGGTGTTTCGGCTGGATCATAAGCACGTAGCGCGTACCGCCCGTAATCATTGATGTATAACGCGCCGTCAACAAACCCAAGAATTTTCTGAATTATTTCTGCCGCGTCTTGCTGTGCGCTAAAAAGTAAATTTATTCCGTAGTTTTTTGAATGCCAAAAATCAGCTGCCACGTTAAAGCTTGCCAAATCGATTCCGTTTTGATCTGCGCCAGCCTTGAGAAGCACGTCATACACTGCCGCGGCTGGATTGTTACCGTTTGTCTCGTTTGCCCAATTTACCGTTAAAGGCAAAATCCGGTCTACAACAAAATGAACGATTGGCAAAACAGTAGTGTTTTCGCCCACAAACCAGCGTTTATAGAAAACGTGCGAAACACCAGGCAATTTTGAGGTAAACTCGCCCGGCTCCGTTGGTTTTGTGGTTTCTGTACCGTCGTTAAAATAAGTGGTTCCCGCCTCAATGGGCTTTTGATCGTCGTTTATATACGTTTCAACAAGTTCGATTTTTCCTAAACTTATGGCTTGCCAGGAGTCGAGATAATAATTTATGCCTGTAACGGCTCCACCTCCGCCTCCCATAAAACCTTTGCCTCCGCCGCCTTCTGTAATTTCCTCAGTTTCCAAATTACCGTACCAAAGCAAAGTCCCATTTATTCTTTTACGACCATATACCAAGGGCAATGCGGCGCCTTCGCGACTTTGAGTTATCCCAAAATCGTCTAAGGATGCGGGCTCCATGCGATTCTGATTATTCTTGTTTTTCTTCATTAGATACAAAGAATAAGCCAGAGAACCAGCCGCTATTGCAATTGATGCGATTGCAAACCCGATAGCCATATAAATTATTCCTCGCAGAGCCTATAAGCTCTGTAAATATACTTTTCCCAATATCTCAAAGGCGCTATGTGTACGCCTATTTTTTCTGTGCTGTGAACTATATCGCCATTACCAATATAAATCGCCGAATGGTTTGCCAGCCGTTTTTGGGATACCCGGAAAATAAGCCAATCACCAAAGGCAAAATTTTCTTCTTTAACGACTTTCGCTTTTAATCCAGAGCGCAAATGACTAAAATGATTCGCCATGCTACGCAAGAAAACTTCAGTGTTCCCGTGTACGTGCCAGTCAGAAGGCAAGTATTTAGGCGCTTCCACGGTCGTCAGTATTCCGTATTCGCGCAGAGCTTCCGCCAGGAACAAAGCACAATCAGCGCCCCGTCCTTTTATTCCGCAATTTCTGCGGTATGGCGTACCAACCCAAGACGACAGGACGGCAAAAAACGCATCTTTCCTTTTAACGTCGTTAAGAAAAAAAGGTTTTATGTTATCGCCCATTTAAACGGTCCTCTATGGCCTTTACTTTATGCTGCCGAACATCATCCGACTTGACACGAACCTCGAACGCTCGCCATTTCCCGCCTGTATCCTTGCGAAAAGACACATGGCCAGGCACGGGGCAGCTTGTCAAGCAAAAAACCGTTAAAAGAAATAATATTTTTTTCATATTTTCTACTCTGCTATTTATCCAAAACCAGAAACCGCTGGATTTTTTGATGGGATATAGGGCATTCCCAAGTAATTATCCAAATTAGAAAACTTATCCCTGCACGTCACCGGCGATAAATTACAACCAGGATAAGCCACGATGATTGAACCCGTATAAACGCGGGCATCGAAGGGGACTTGCAAAGTAATTGTGCTTGTAAAATGGTTCGTAATTAAGCGAAAATCTGTGTCAGCAACCACATGCCCGCCGGTAAAATAACCATTCGGTTTAGCCGCAAACGCTGCCGAAACAAGCGTCGATGCTGTAACTGTAACGGTTGCAGCCGTGCGGAAATCTTCTTGGTTGAGCTTACAGCCTGGATCAAATACCCTGTGATTGCAATAAGCCTGGTAAAGGACATTCGGAATCTTCGTGCGAAGCACGTCAGACAAGCTTTCGCAAGTAGCCCGTGCAACCTTATCCTCTATGTCTACCGTTTTTATTATTCCCGAGAATACCAGACGGAAAGCCGTCAAGTCAGAAAGAAAAGCACGGTATATCTTAATGATTACGGGCTCTAAAGGCGTATTTGCAATATATTGAGTCATCGGGAAAATTAAGGGCGCTGAAATCGTTACAGTGATTGCTCTAAACTGTTGGTCTACGTTAAAAGGTGAACGTTGCAAAGGTTTTGAAACATACTCTTGACCGCCAAATGTTATATTATTTGCGTACGAAGTATAATAATAAATCACGTTAGCAACAGAAATTTCAAATAACTCTGCAAACCCCGACATTTCTGTCTTAACGGTTTCCGTCTCGTATGTCACGCCGGATACTCCTTTGTCAATTCCGCAAACTCAATTTTTGTGCTGCTTATCTGGCTTGATTTATGCGCAAACTCCAATTGGTCCTTATCAAACCGTACAAGATACAATCGGCCAAACTCCTGTATATCAGCAATTGTAATTGCTCTATCGGTAATCGTGTCAAGCTGCAAGGTTAATTTTCCAGCTCCTGGCCCAGGTATCACTGCAATTATTTTGCGTGTAATCATGTCACCGTTTTGTAACAAAATATAAACCCGCTCATATCCTTGATACGCAAGGTCAAACGAATTATCTTCAACATACAAAACCGTTGAATTCATCGGCACATTTTGCGATAGTGTAAATTCTGCACGGTATCCCGGCAACCAAAATTTTTCTACTCGTCCTTTTCTAGCTGCGTAAAAATCAAGAATTTCTTTTGTCTCCGCCGGCGTCACGTTGACATAATCAAAGCTTTGACGGCGCGGCACCTGATCGACAAAAGATAAAATATCCTGTACGGAACCAGGGAAGCTCAGAAGCTGATTTGACAGCGCATAATTTTGCTCAATTTGATTAGACCAATCAGGCCGAATCCTATATATTATACTAATTGTGCCGAGTCCTGTCAAGTCATCAGCCAAGAACAAGCTCCTTAAAATTTAACGACACTTCTGTAAGTGTTGGCGTTTTGTGTTTTGGTGCCACACTATCAATATAAGCCAACATTACCGGGAAAATTAACGTTGTCGCTTTGTCAAAAGCTTCTGTAATCTCGCTCGTGAAAGTTAAACTCCCGCCCCCAATAGATGAGAGAACTTTTATAGTTGCTATACCCGATGCATAATCGAGCAAAATAATATTTTCTGTTAACGATTGTAAATTAAAATAATCGCCTATATCCTCTATAATATCTAATGTTGCCGCACCTTGTATGTCTGTGGTCGTTGTCATGCCTTCCGCGTAGACTGGCACGCCTATGACCTTGTTGTGGGCAAAGCTTAACACGTTAGTAAGTTTTTGCGCTTCTGTTTCTTGCGCGAAAAAATCAAAACTTTCATCTCTGTAAAACCTTGGCAACATTGGCCTACGTTGTTCTATAAGTCGCTTAGTCGTATCAATAACGGTTTCCATCTTGTACGTTAATTTAACATCGGTTGCCCATTGAATATCGAACGGAAACGGTTGCACTCTGGTTCCCGAAACCAGTATAAGAAAGCCTTGCCCGCTCACAAGATACAAGTAAATAGTGGCCTGGTCGACCGGCCCCGATTGCAAAACCGTTAAAAAATGAATGGTTTCCTCCGTTGGGGTAAGTGTTTCTGGGATAGCGCCGGTTTCTAAAGTGGTTCCTGTTGCGTTAATTGGCACAATTGCAGTTATTTCCTTGTCTGTGGCCTGGTAAGCGTTCCAGATGCTTATGTTATATACGATATCATCAACAATAAAACCAGCATTTATGATTATCGGCTTGAACCAAAGTCTCTCATAAATTTGCTCTGTGCCATAATTATGAGTGGCTACAGCCTGTTTTGTTGTGCCAGTGGACACGGGCGAACGCGTCAAAAAAGAAGCTATCCCCTCGAACTTGTCCGTCTCTGCCGTAATTTCTTCCGTGTATCCGCGCGCCATCTCAACCGGTAAACCATCGCCCGCATTCGGTGCCCGCTCAATTTCAACCCCTGTATGTATCGCCATAATTTAAGCAATCCTTACGGCAACGCCTATTTGCCTGACATCCAACCGCATAGGAGGAAAACACAAATATTTTTCTGTGCCAAATTGTATTTCCTCGCCTATCGTAAGCCCCGGATGAAACACTCGATAAATCGGCAATTGCCCAATAGGGAAAAACACTGAGTCTATATCTCGTTGTAGCCATACCGTAGGTTTTACAAGCATTCTCCTCCCACTATAATTATTATTTCTAACGGCTCTCGAAAGCCTGGTATACTCGCCGAGAGCTTCATTTTCCTTGTTTGTATAGCAATTATTGGCATATGCGGTGCTCTCTTTAAGCACACCGTCATAAAGCACGCTTTCGGCACCATCATAAGGGCAAAGGTATACAGTCGGATAATTATCGTATTCATACCATTTCGATTGTGCCGGATTCGTATTGTCGCTTGGATGTCCGCACCATGCGCCTTCCGCTTCGCTTGTGTCGAAAAGCTCAGTTGTGCCAAAAGTTAACATTTGTACAAAATTGGCGTCAAATTGAGCAATCACAATTATGTGTTTGATATCGCCAAAAATCCAGAGCTTTGTAATATTCGTCGGCTTGAAGCTTGCCGCCTGGCTTGTAGATAGTTTTAGATTGTTCTGAAAAACCGGATGCGTTAAATCAGCCGTGTTTATTGAGGTTTCGCCAGATTTGTTACAGCCAAAATCTATCCACTCGTGGTTCGCGTCCGTACTTTCAGCCTGCGAACGTAGCCTAAAATGCAAGGTTTGCGAACCATAGCCCGCGGATTGCATCGCTAGAAAATATTCACTACCCGGGCTCCATCCGTAAGTTCCGCCGCCTTGATCTTCCCATATTTTATCTGCTTGATATTCTGCAATCGTCCACCCTTGCGCCAGAGCGAACGTTTTTACATGAGAAATAACGTCGTGATGAGTTACGGTAGTGTACAACTGGTAATTCATAAGCGACATAGGCTATACCTCTTTGATTGCCATGTAATTGTAGTATTGCGCACGGAACACATCTTGAAAAACTCTATAATCTGTGCCGCCGATCTGGACCACATCTTCCGACTGCATGTTTTGGTTTGCGATTAAATAAACTCCGTCTAAGTCCATGTATACCTCGCCTTCCGGCTCATTCATAAGATAACAAGGAAATAGCGGGATCTTTGTATCGCTTGTTTTATCTGGCGCGCCGCCTGCTGCGTCGAAATGGTCGTGATAGGGCAAAAAGTATATATCGCCGGGGAACTTGTAAGCATTTCCCGGCGATACAATAAACGCGCCGTAATTATCTTGTCCCGTCTGGCGGTAAGGGCCAGCAATAAAAGCGTGTTGATCATCATTACTTGCAGCAATTCGCTCACCGAAAATGGAGCCTATCGCGCAGAGAGAGAAAGGATATTCTGACGGGGCTCCAAACCGTCTCCCGTAACCAAGATATAGAGACTCATAGCGGCTTGACACCTTCGCAACAATAATAATTCTCTGCTTGTTGGAATATATCCAATAAGCAATAGTATCGTCAACAACTGGAAAAGTTGGGTGTTCGTTGTAGGTGTTCCAGTCACTATTGTAAGCGGTTCTTTGGTGTTGTGCCTGGCTCGCGTTCCACGCGGTGCCAGTCTCCCAGAACAAATAAGAATTGAGATTCCAGCCATAGGCGGCCTGCGCGACATATTCAAATTCTCGTATTCCCACAATTACTTTTTCATCACCTGAAAGCCCTGTATTACTTATAATTACCTCTTTAGGGGCTCCTGACGGCCATATTTCAGAGCCTGCGGCATTGCGTGTGCGCTGGTCAAGCTCTATTTTCCAATCTTGCCCGGCAACGCCATAAACATGATCGGACAAAACATTTGTAGAGCCGTCCGGAGCAGTTGAAAACGTTAATGAATAAGCGCCGCTTGCATACGTGACCGACCCTAATAATAAATGTGTACCTGTTACAACTCCCGCGCCGTCTGTGCTTGCGGTATATTCTACAGCCCCTACGGTATAACGAAAAAAACACTGTCCAGCCGAAACCGGCGAATTTACAAGGCTACCAGCGAAAACGGTTTGGCTGCCAGTGCCCGCGCCAATAATTTCACCGGTTACAGACGTGCCGCCGATATAGTTTAAAATAGTGCGCATCAGACCCGAAGCCCCGTCAAACACTGATACGCTGCCGCTTGTAGTCGCCATATTTTTATTTTCCTTTAACGTCCTTTTTCCTACGTTGACATCAACGTCTTTACCTCGTATCTATTACGTGTCAACACGTTCATAATCATGCCTTCGCCTTCGCTAGTCGCGAGAAATTGCTGAAACAAATTAGGATCGACAAAATTTGCAATATTGATTTGCTGTGCTTGTTGTGACTTGTCCGCTTGTTGACGCGGCGGCAACACAGGGCCGCCGGCGGCAAATGCAACCTTTGGCACATGTACAGGAGACTTGATATTATTGGCAAAATTGTTAATCGATTCACGATTGATTAACTTGCCTCGCAGCCCATCGAGTAATTGCATACCGTAATATTGAACGCTTCCGCGAGGGATGACATACTCACCAGCAGTAAGCATAGCTGGCACATTGTCTGTACCACCTGGCCCGGCGACCTCTCCACCGGTCGCGTATTTTTGCGCTACGACCTTGGCGATTTGCGTACCGGTTAACGCGGCTATAGAAGCAGCCGCAACCGGACCGCCAATCGGACCAAGTGTGCTAAATGCTTTGACAATTGCCACGGCGCTATTTATAAGTATATCAGCTATTGCGGCGGCCTTTTGTGCAATAAGTAATTTTTTATTTTTCTTCCCGGAGAATTCCACCATGTTGTCGATCATTTGTTTTATGTTACTACTAGCCTGTGTCGCGGTGCGACTTATAACTTCTATGAGTGCAAGAAATTTTTTACGAGTTTTTTCAGCAGATTCATTTATTTTGTCATAGTCTGCAATCATTTTATTTATCATATCGGCTGTAGAATCACCCGTGTCTGCGGTTATTTGATCGATCCCTTTTGCTGTTGCTTCGTGCATTTTTTGATATTGCAAACTAAGTTTTTCAATATTTTCATCGCTTACAGCTAACTGCATTTTTTCAAAAATATCTGGGATTGGTGTATCACTTACGATTCCGGACACCTCGTCAACTAATTTTTTTACATTTTGTACAAAAACTGCAATTTGTTTCTCGGCAAATTTTCCAACATCATCCGCCCGAAATCCTTTAATAAAATCTTGTGCGTCTTTTTCAGCCGTTACAAAATAATCCTTTGCTTTTTTGCTTACGGTTTTAAAACTATCTGCAACATATTCTGCTGCTTCGTTTGCCGAAGACAATGCGACATTATATGACTCCGCAATAATGTCGCCACCTTTTAATTTTGCCGCTTGCGTATCCAAAGCTTTTATTTGTTGCAAGAGTGGTCCGACAATATTAACGCTTTTCGTTAAAAAACCAAAACCAGGGATCTTTGCCAAAACCTTCGCGTATTTGGATTGCCGAACCGCTTGAATAAACCCAATCAAAACCTCGACTACAAATTTTTTCACAAAAATAACAACTCGAGCAGTAAAAAAGTTGAAAAATTTAGGAACAAAAGCGCCGGCAAAACCGATTATAAAAAATCCTAAACTAGCAAGACCCCTTGCAATAAAACCATATAAGGCCGTGCCAAATTTAAAAACAGTACTCTGTACTATTTTTTTGTAAACAAAAACTAATACGGTTACTGCTTTGCTCCAAATCAATTCACCTATTCTTGGAATTATACCGGTAACAAAAACTATAACCAACGTAGCTGCAACGTTTTGGAACTGTTTTATAACATTTAAAACAAAGCCAAAAAAGGAGACTATCAACTTTCGTAAAATCTCAATTGCCCGGGCTGGATTTTGAACGATAAACGTATAGATTTTAATGATACCGTTAAACAAAATATTGATGAGCTGACCAACGATCGCGAAAAACACCTGGATTCTTATCCTATTATTTCTGAGTAGAGAAATCAACTTTTCGTTTAACGACGTTAAAATAGGGAGAATTCCTGCAAGGAAATCTCGCTTGATTGAGCCAAAAACCTTGCTAAATATCGAGAGCTGCGCGCCGACCCGCTGCGCAAAACCAGAAAAGCCATGATCAAAAGCTACGCCGAGCTTTACTGAATCGCGCAGTAACCCTTGTATTTGCTTGCTTCCAAGACGCATAAGGTTTATAACTTTATTTGTCCCAACTACGCTGATGAGTTTCAAAGCATCTGCCGCTTTTTTGCTACCAGGAGGTACGCTTTTTATAACGTCAGAAATGGCTAAGAACAAGGCGAGCGCCGGATCTCCCTTTTTCTTTATCTTTTCAAGATCAATTCCAAGGTCAGCAAAAGCCTGTCTCTTTTTCGGGTCGGCAAGCCCTTCGTTTAGGGCAGTATTCAATCTGGGAAAAATAAGTGTTAAATCTTGTAAGCTTCCACCCACGCTCGATATAGCAAAATCAAAAGCCTGTAATCTTTCCGTTGTTGTTCCTATTCTGTCCGCTAGAAATTTTATGTTCGCTGCACGTTTTATGGTAGACCCAAAAAAACCTGAAGCTTTGCCGAAAGCGTCGGGCAAGGCTTTCAGCGGGTTAAGAATTGCGGAAGCAACAAAGGTCATGGCGCGACTGATAAAACTAACGCCACGGACCATGCCAGCAGCTAATAACCGGATTAGCTCAACTCCAGAGCGGCCAATTCTTCGCAGCGGTCCTCTTTTGGGTGGAGACGAGGGAAAAAACGCAGAAATTAAATCGGCTGCATGATTTGCAGCAGCTATAATTTCCGTATCATTGCTTCTCAAACTTTTTGACAACAAACTTGACAACTGCGAGCCGAAATCATTTCCTGCAATTTTCCCTTTTCTTACCAAATTTTGCAAGGCGGTTTCTATCGGCTTGAAGGCTGTCAATATTTTTGTCGAAGAAAAAGACTGAAGCGCTAATCCAAAAGTTTGTCCTATAATTTTGGCGCCATCTGCTGAAGTCTTAAATTTTTCGTTTGTTCTCGTCAAAATTTGACCAACAGAAATTAATGCACTCTCAAAAGTGCCAAAAACTTTATTTCCAGCTTTGAGACTTACTACAAAATTTCCTACCGCTTGCGCCAGGCCCGCAACTCCTTCGGGCAAGACTTCTAGCTTTCCTTGAAATTTAAATATTTGCCCAAAAATCACTTTAATTGCACTAGCCGCACCCGTTACAACTTTTAAAGAAACACCAGTAGTTGTTGCTGTCTGCGTTGCCGTCCCCAACGCCACCGTTGCAGTTGCAGCCCTGGTTGCTGTTGTAGCCATTCTTTCAAGGCCAGAATTTACTGCCGGCAATATCCGCGATTGTTCTACAAGTGCTTGGTTTGTTTGAGTTACTGCCTGGCCTTGTCGAGTTTGAGCTATAGCGGCCTTGTCCGTTGCCGTTGCTGGCCGTTTTTGTAAAGTTGTCTCTTTTGTAATCTTGGGAGCAAATAAAAATCCTGTTATTTTCCCCGAAATACTTGCGACCTTGCGCAACGAAGATCCAATAAAGCCAGTAATCGCAGAACCAAAACGCTTTGTACCGCGAATGGCTAAATTAATGCTTGCCTCGTATAACGTAAAAGGAGAACGGATTACCGCCTTCAGAGCCTTTGCAATTGTAGCCGGACCTTTGAGAAAAATCTTGGTTTTAGACTCTACACCTTTGGCTACTTGATCTGTAGCCGCTTTGGACTCCTTCGCTATCTCTGCAATTTCACTTTTTGTTAAACCCGAGGTTTTTTGTATTGTTTTTGTTAATTCAGTAATTTTTGTAAGTAACTCTGTGATAAAAGCCCTGAATTCAATGAGCGCGAGCTGGAATTGTTGCGCAAAGGGAAGCTTCGTCCTGGTCAATGCCGTAAATGGTTCAATGTTTCTAGGGCTCGTCGCACGCTCTAATGCCTTGCCTGCGCCTTCTGCCTCTGTTCGCATATTTGCAAACGCGGGGATAATTTGCGACAGAACCCCCTGTGCGTCCAACAATATTTTGAGAAACCGCGCCCGCGCAGAGCCAAAGAATTCAAGTACGCCAAGACGTAAGCGGCGCCCGGTGTTTTGTAATATCGTTATAGATGAATTGATTAGCGGAATAACGCCTAAAATTGGGTTTATAAACGTCAAGACACCAAAAGACAAAACTTTTAGAACTTGACCGCCGGTAACGCCGATCTGATTAAGACCCTGATCAATAGTGGTTATAAATCTTGTAGCTCTCTCTAAAGGAGTTAATGCTTCGGTCCCCTGGCCTATTAGCCTACGAAGCAATATTCTGCCCTCTGACAGAACAGTTCTAAATATAAAAAACCCACTGATTCCAACAACAACAGTGCCCACCAACCCGAAAGTACTTGCCAGCAATCCATTGATACCAATGAGTGACACAACGCCACGATCCAAAAAGACACCAACAGCCCGAAAAGTCTGAACTATCTGTCCGCCTAAAGAAAAAACATCTGTAATTTGTGCTGTAACCGCAGTTAATGTTGCACTTGTAGCATGCAGAGCAATAGAGAGCCCAGATGCGCCACTAGCCAAAGCCGGAGCTAAAGTGGTGTAAACCATAGCGGTAAAAGCAGTAATCAAAACGGTAGAGCGTGTAATCCCCGTTTCAATTGACTTTTCAAGCTCCACACCAATTCGACCGACAGCTGTTCCGGCTATATCTCTTGTCTGCCGCGCAAACGTAGTGACCACTGCAGCAATAGTGTCCTCAATACCAGCAACAGAGTCCTTTGTTTTTTCAAACGCGGCAGCAACCCGCTCGGCCTTGTTTGACACCTCCTCCAGAGGCTTTGCCAAATCTGACTTTGCAAGCTCTTCGCGCAACTTTTTAATGTTCTCTAGCAGGCCCTTAATCACTTGATCTCCGACCTGTTTAACTTTTATTATTATATCTAATTGTTGCGCCATGAATTTACTCTTTCAGAAACTTATCAATGTCCTGTTTCTTTGCGAATGCAAGGCCTATACCCTGGAGAACCGCTATTGACGCGGCTTTGAAATATTGCTTCTCTTGTTTTTCTAAAAGCTTACAGGCCCGCATGAAAAAACCAAAACCGAAGGAATCCGCTTGAAAGCCGTTAGAAATAAGAAATACATAAGAGGCTTCGAGCAATTCTTTTATTTCCTTTAACGTTTTCGCCAATTCTTTTTTAGGATCTGTTTTTATTTTGCGTTTGAATTCTCTTCGTTGTCCTGTTTCGGGATTGACGACAACAACGGTTTCTCGCTCGGGCTCTCGCTCTCGCTCTGGTTGACTTCCAGCTGTGTCAAGTCCACTCCCAGCCGTTTCAAAATACGTAAAAAAGGCGCGTTCACCACGCGGAACGCATCCCATATTTTTTCGATATCTCCGAAACCCAGGGCCTTGTATTCCGCCAATTTTATATTGAGACAGGCAGACACGACACCGTCAAGAACTTCTCGCATGTTTAGCAATGCTGTAATGTCTGTTTTCACTGCGTCCCCTGCCTGGTTCATGGAGACAACCTTGTCCAATAAGGACTCGGCATGTCCGTATTGGATCTCGAAAACAAGCACGGGCGCTCCGTTTACAATTACATCTGTTTTTTTTTCTGCGCGCATAATTTTTTTTACCTCTATATCTTTGGCTATTTAGTTACAGTGATTCTTTTACACTTCGCTAAACCGCTGAAACAGCCTGAGAACGCCCGCTCATGTCACGGAAAGTATAGAAACCATTCCTTAGTGCGGTATTCTGTAGAGCGTCAAAGTTTATTTGAAAGGCCGTAAAATCGTCCGCGATCATTGCAAAATCACCTTCCGGAGCGATTGTACAATAGCAAGAAAAGAAAGCACGATTGCCGGCAGAAGGATCGCCGTAAAATTCAAGCTCACCGCGAATGTTTGATTTTGTTGCTCCCTCGAATTCGTGCATGGTCTTGTCCGCGTAAACAGCCGTTACAAGTAATCCATCGCCTGCGGTGATTGCAGAGCCTATGTTATAGAGCAATCCGTGATCGAGATTGATTTCATAATCTGTCGCTGCCGTGAAAAGCTTATGATACAGAACAGCCGTACCGTCAGCCGTGAAAGCTTCTACGCCGCCACCAACAGACAACTCTAACTGAAAAGTAGTCGGAGCGGAATTGACAATATAATAAGTCGTATCCGCTATAATTCCAGTAGGCAATACCGTGCCGCTTATTTCTATTGTGTCACC